CGACGCGTGCTTAGCACGAACCTCAGGACGGTTCTGAGCTTCCCGGACAGCAGCGCGGTGACGTTCTTGGACCTCAGGGTCCTGGTAAGCGGTCCGAATAGCCTGGGAACGTTTGGCGACGACCTCAGGCGTGGAAGACTTCTTTGAGTTATCTGACATGCGCTCACGCGCCTCAGGACTCGAGAGCGACGCCTTCAAAGAACTAGATATGCGTCCACGATACTCCGGGTCTTCCTGAAGGGCCTTCCGTTTCGCTTGAACGTCCGGGCGGGCCATCGCAACCTTGGTGGCGACGGAGCGCTTCTCCGGGGTCAGGGAAGCCTTCTGCGCGGCTCGAGCGGCGGGAGTGAAGCAATGTCTGATTTGATCTTTCGGATAATTATCGCGAAAACCAGGACGGTCCCATGGGTTAGTAACAGGATGCGGAACATGGTACCCACCAGGAGCTACATTAAACCCGAATTTTGGATTTCGAGTTTTCCATCTTTTGATTAAACATTTTTCAGCTAAATTTGCATCATCTAAATTATCAAAAACACGAATAATTTTGTGAGAAAACGCATCAGGTCCGTATTTTCTGATAGCATTTGGAAAATGCCATCGTCCACCTTTAGAAGATCTGGCCTGAATAATATGTTGAGACCAACGTCGTTCCATTGTGCGAGATGTCAGACCCACATAACGGCGTCCCGACTCAATATGAGTATGACAGTAAACTGTAAATACGACAAAGGCCGCTTTTGGAGCGGCCTTTGTCGTATTAGAACTTGGTTCCATGTGGAAATACTACCATAACGGTATGTTCCACACAATACTGAACACCTGTTCTATAACCTAACTCGAATTTGTAGTGTCGTGACAATATATTCGAGAGGGAAGACTGGAACGTAAATTGCTTCAGTCCTCATGATGGTCGGATCATTCGGGTCGACTGACACCGAAACTCCGGCCACCTTCGTTACGATCTGCTGATCGATCATCGTCGCAAACGCGCCGGTCATCGCTGTTTCAGCAGACTTGAGGAGTGCCCCGGTGAACTTCTGACCGATGAACGGATCCAACACGCGACGCATTGTCTGCTGAACGTGGTGAATAGTCAGCGTAACAGAAGGTGTACGGGTGATGACCGTTGCGGTGTTCGTCGTCAAACCATGACGAACACGTTGTCCGACATCAGCCTGCTCGATAATCGAGACACCAGAAACCGCAATCTGATTCGCTTCAGTTGGATCAAGAATCCGACCAAGCTGGCTGAATCCGAAGATCTGACGACGTGTCAACGGAGTAGCAACGTCAATGGACGGATTACATGTCGAACCCGCGATAGCGGCAGCCATGTAAGAAGCGTCCACGAGTTGTTGCGAAGAGTTGCCCTGATTATCCGTAACCGTAACAATGTACGAGTCCGGATATGTCAGAATCATCAACTCCGAGTTCAGTCCTCTAGCGATTGACTGAACACCAAGAGCGGTTGTTCCGACTGCAGGACCAGCAACCGCAATACGTTCACCTTCTTGACGAGGTGAACTCATGAAGATGCAGTGTTGATTCAAGTATCCGAAGACTTCCGGATCTGTAGCCAGAACAGTTATGACGTCTGGCTTCACATTGCCAGTCATCGGCTTTTGCTGTTCGTCAATGGCAGCTTTGTAAGACCCGACACTGGCCTGCGAAGACCCGGTAGCACGCAAAACCTGCTTCAGGCCAATCAGCACAGCTCCGTTGAGCAGAGCCAAACGGGCTCCAAGAGAAAGCGGGTTGTCCGGAGTCGGAGTTCCGAAGTTTTGCTGGATCGACTTCAGATCTCGGAACAGAGCCGTATTCAAATTCGTCTTGGCGAATTCATACGAGGCGTAGTAAACGTCGCCAACCTTAGGCTGAGATCCCGTTCTCTTGAAAGTGCTCAAGAGAGCCGTGGTACCAGGATTCATTCCGATCGTGTTAAAGACCGAAATTTCGATACCAGGGATCTCCTTGATCGGGATCGAGGCATCAGCAGTATAGGTCTGATTCACAATCAGAGTGAAACTACCACCGGAGGTGTAGTCACCAGCGGAAGCCGGGAGAATCGTGAAACGAAGCCCCGTCGTCGCATCCGAGTATGTCTGACCCGGGGTGCCCGTGCCATGCGTACCAAGAAGGCCCGAAGAGCTCACGACACTGAACCCAGACTGAGCCGCGTCACCGATGGCGCCAGACGTACCAGGAATGATCCCAATACCCGTGTCTGCAATAAACGTGGTGTTAACCACATTCGTGAATGCAACCGTCGAAGTTGCACCAGCAGTACGTGAACTGATCCCAAGGAATGTTCCGAGTCCCGAAACCGGAATCGGATAGGCTGCAGCGAGTGCAGAGAACGGAGCATCACCGTTGAGAGCAGCCGAGATGGATGTAGCTGTCGGCTGAGTTCTGGAGGCCGAAATGCCGGAAATGAATCCAAGCGGAACACCAGATGTGCTCAGACTCTTGAATACAACGCTCGAAATGACGGTGTTAGTTCTCGAAATCAGAACCAACTTGTTCGCTCTCGAACCCTGACCAACGAACGCCACGACTTCCGGAAGAGCAGCCGTTACAACGTTGACAAGATCGTTGAATCCGTGAACGTTGTACGCACCCTGAGCTTGTACACGATGTGCGTTATACGCTGCCTTAACAGCATCGGCCAACGTAATAACGCTGGTAAGGCTGACAGCTGTAGAATCAGCTATGGCAATCGTATTGGTCGTGTCAGCAACGTTATGATACGTTGCCGATGCGATATGGAGGTTAAGGAACGCCTTAAGCTGGTTGACCAGAATAGAGGCGGTCGTCCACGGACCAGCAACCGCATCAAGTGCGTTAGCCGCGATGATCGTGTTAACCACATCGTTGGTGAGGTGAGAACCAGACTGCAAGTAGTGTAGGTTGACCTTAGCTTTAAGGTCATTGATCAGAGCTTCTTCAGCCGTGACGCTCTGAACCGTTCCACCGGAGATGTAAGCATTCGCGAACACTGAACCGGTCAACGTGAACGTGTTCGCAGTTACGTTAGCAACCATCCAGTCGGTGGCTGCAACGCTATTCGCCTCAGTCGTGCCGAGGACACCGGAGATGAATACATTGTCACCGTTGGCTAGACCGTGAAGTGGTGCCGTGATTTCAACTTCGGTCGTCGAAATTGGATCAAGAATAGCACCAGTGATCGACACAGAAATGGTGCTGAGTGAAACGGTGTTGGTGATGTCATTCGAACCGTGAACACCAAGCTGGTCTAGGTGATCATTGTACTTCTTCTTCAAGTCGTACGCGAGAGAGATCGCCGTCTGCAGGTTGATGGCAACCGGGAGAGACTCTGCATTGAGAGAATCATCGAGCTGGTGGATACCGGCTTGACTCAAGTGCAGATTGTACTTCGTCTTCAGTTCGTTGACGAGAGTAACGGACGTAGGTAGGTCAGTCGCAGCAGGGCTCAGGATCGTATTGATACCATCAGCGACAAGGTGGTACACCGCCGAAGCGATGTGCGTCATATACTCTGTTCTGATATCGTTAACCAACGACACGAGAGCTGCAGTGAATGTGGCAACGTCAGCTGCCGAAGCAACCGTCATGTAAGAGTTGTTAACTGCAGTGACGATGTCTTCAATCGTGACAGCACTACCGGAAGGTAGGACTGCGCTGAAATCAGCACCATCAACCGTCAACTGAATCGAGTCAGTAACTCCGGCCTGAATGTTGAACGGAGAGACCTTCGTTCCAACCAGAATAGCAGCCTGATTGATCGAATCGTACGAACCGGAGCTCGTCAGATTGGGCGAAAGTCCAGCCTTCGAAGAGCCGTTCGTCTGTCCAACACCAGTTGGAACAAGAACCAAAACGGATGCGGTCAGACCATTCGTCAAGGATGGAAGATTCCGTCCCTTGACCTTAAGGATCACCTTCGATCCGTAAGTCACAGCGGAGGCGAGATTGTTCGGAGAGGTCGAAGCAAAAGTTCCAGATCCATCAGTATGGACCTGAACATCCGCATCCACAACAGCGTTGATTGCTGTAGCAACCTGTGCAATTGTCGTCAAACCAGTCAGGGCAACCGCACCAAGCACAACCCCATCAATCTGCAAGAGCATGTTGTCTGTTGCAGAAAAGACGAGAGGCTCTGTGACCGGCTGGCCAAGAATGCAAGACACGTACGGCAGCGAGAGGTCAACGGAAACCGCAGCATTTCCATCAATCACAACTCCGCCGAAAATGCGGGTGTATGAATAGATGTCGTAAGGCGACTGTTCAAGGTTCGAGAACGAAGCATTCTGCGCAGGCTGAAGGCTGCTGTCGAACGTGACAGTGACGGTCTCAGAGACCGGAACGCCATCGCCAGAATGGAATGCGTCTGGAAGCGTTTCAGTGCCGGATGGCCACTGAATGATCTGCGACAATCCCGTCTTAACACCGAACTTCGTTCCAAGCAGGAACTGATTCGTTTTCTGACTAAAGACAGTATACTGACCTATGCCCGAGGGTCCTCCGGCCACAACGTTCATGGTGA